GTGGAACGCGAGTTGCTCGACGATCGACTTGCCGCCGCTCGCGAGCGTCTTGGCGCGGGCGTCGTGCGGCAGATAGTGTTTGCCGAGGCGATACCCCTTGCCGAGGACGACTTCGGCGAGGTCGTCGATCGTCGCGCCGCTGACCCCGTAATAGTCGAGGATGCGGATTTCGCCCCTGCTGACCTGGTAGAACCAAATCGCCGTGTCGTCCCGGTAGCCCAAATCCCACGCCGTATGCACCGGCAATTCGGGATCGTAGGCGACTTCGCGGATCCGGCCTTGTTCCGTCGCCTCGCGCATTTCGATACCGAAGATGGCGCCGAGAATAGCAGCGTCGAACGAACATTCGTATTCTTGATCATACTGGTCTTGGGTGAGCTGCGCGCGTACGGCGGCAAGTTCGCTCGCGGGCAAGAGGCCCGAGGTCGAGGCCGGAAGCCGCAGCATGAACCAATCGGGCGAGCGATCGGCCATCTCGGCGATATCGAAAAACTGGTTCTTGCCCTTCGGCGTGCCTGCGAACACGCCCCATCCCTGATGGTCCGACAGCGCCGGCCTGATGACGTTGCCCCATACGCTCGGCCGGAAGTCGCCGTATTCGTCCATGTAGACGCCCGAGAACCCGAGGCCGCGCATCGCGTCCGCATTGTCGGCCCCGAACAACGAAATCTTGGCGCCGGTAATCAAGGCGACCGATAGCTCGCTTTCGTTCACCGACGCCGTGATCGGCGCGGCGTACTGTTTCAAATAATTCCACGCAACGGCCTTCGCCTGCGATCGAAACGGCGCGACGTAAGCGAAAAGCGGGTTCTTTTCGACGCTCGTCACCGCCGCCCGGATCGTGTCGTTGATCGCGCTCACGGTCTTGCCGGCGCGACGGTGCGCGACCAGGCACGCCCACCGCTGGGTGCGGTTGTGGAACGGCAGGAACGCCGGCCTTGGCTCGTAGTCTAGCTCTATTTCTCGGGTGATCGCCATTTGACCACCAGTTCGACCGGGCCTTGATCGGCGCCGGTTAGCTCGGTGCGGGCGAGTTTCGGGACGTGATATTCGAGAACGTCGGCGAAACACTTGAACGCGGCCATCGGGCCGTCCTGTTCCGCAATCTCGTCTAGCCAGCCCTCAAGCCGCTCGGCGTTGCCGTCTACGAAGCGGGCGATCGCCTCGCGAGCGCGGCCGGTAGACTTGTTCCCCAAGCCCTTGGGCCGACCGGGGCCGGCACCGCCTGGAAATACTTTTTTCTTGGTTTTGATAACCGGATCCGCCAAACCGCTCTCCAATCGCAAGACCGCCACCCGCAAGCCGATTCTGGTCGGGACCGGCTCGCGGGGGCTTTGAGTGGCCCGGTGGGGGACCAACGGTTCCCCGTTATCACGATTTGGGGGGCGGTGTAAATATACCTTAAAGGTTCTCGCCTACGGCCCCCAACTGATACAGCGCATTTGTGACTTTTTGCCCGAGCAGCGCCCGGATATCGGAATTGCGTTCGATCTCGATCTCCGAGACGGTCACTTTGACGACGCGGGTTGATTTGGTATCGCTGACGAAAAACTCAAACGGTTCGATCATTGGCTAATCCTCATGTTCGCTAAAACGGTATTTCGTCGTCCAATTCCTCTTCCCAAGTCCCGGCGCGGGGGTTGGCCTGCGCGACGGTGGCGCCGGGGAACGCGAGGATCGCCGCTTTGACGAGCGGGCGCTCGCGCACGATATGGTAGGCCTCGAGGAGTTCGGCGAGCGTGAGCGCATCCGGATGGGTTCCAATATCCTCGCGGTGGAAGACCACGGTGACGGGTTTTCCGGCCCGCCTGACCTCCCAAACGGTATCCGGCCGGGGATCGACCCCGGATTCGGTTGCGGCGGCGTCTAGGGCTCGCCAGGCCCGGATCATTTGGTCGGCGGCGTGGGCGACCCGTTCGCGATCGTTGCCGTCGATCGCATTGTCAAGTTTCAGCTTCGTGTTTGTAAACTTCTGAGCGAGATCGGGATCGACGAGGTAGGGGAGACGACCGACGCCCCACTTCCGCTCCATCTTAGACGCCACCCGATCGAGCGGTTTAAGTGCCGCGTCGATCGTCTCGTTTTCGTTCTCCCAGACCGGGATCAATTTTGATTTTTCCACAGCGTTCTCCTCCTTCAAAATCGCGGGGCTATACTAACTTCCCCCCTTATAGGGGGGGGAAGTGTTAGTTAGGCCCCCCCCAACTCGTTTAGTAAGGCCTAGTATATGGCGGGTATCCGCCAAGTTAGTCCTAGTTAGGCTAGTATAGTTGGGTTAGTATGCCCCCCCCTTTTTTGGGGGGGCATACTTGAGGGTTTAGTATAGCATATTAGCAAGTATACTTGACATTATTCCGGGCCGGTAGGATAGTCAACGGGGATGTTTTTAAGGGAGGATTTCGCATTGATTTTTGGGTCAGTATGTTCGGGGATCGAGGCGGCGAGTTGCGCCTGGCACCCCCTTGGTTGGCAAGCGGCGTTCGTTTCCGATATCGAGAAATTCCCTTGCGCGGTTCTGGCGCATCATTACCCCGACGTGCCCAATTTGGGCGATATGACTAAATTTAAGGAATGGCCCGATGCAGCTATCGATGTTCTCGTTGGCGGCACCCCCTGCCAATCGTTCTCCGTCGCCGGACTCCGAAAAGGATTGGCTGACCCTCGCGGCAACCTCATGCTCACCTATCTGGCGATTGCTGACCGATATCGCCCCCGCTGGCTGGTCTGGGAGAACGTCCCCGGCGTCCTGTCATCTAACGGAGGAAGGGATTTTGGCTCCTTCCTCGGAGGGCTGGCGCAACTCGGGTATGGGTTCGCCTACCGAGTTCTTGACGCTCAGTACGCCGGAGTTCCACAGCGCCGCCGTCGCGTCTTCGTTGTCGGATATCTTGGAGACTGGCGACGTGCCGCGGCGGTTCTATTTGAGCGCCACAGCTTGCAGGGGCATCCTGCGCCGAGCCGCCAAGCGGGGGAAAGAGTTGCCGACAGCCTTACGGTTGGCGCTAACCAGTGTAGCGGGTTCCCCGGCGACTTCACCAACGACATAGCCCCAACAATTAGCGCACGCACTAAAGGCGGCGGCGGACTTGGAACCGACTTCGACTGCGACGGCGGGTTAATCGCGCATAGCCTCCGAGCCGAGGGCTTCGATGCGTCCGAAGACGGCACGGGGCGCGGAACGCCATTGGTGCCGGTAGCCTTTGAGTGGCAGCGCGGCGATACGCAGAACATGGATCTGCACGTTAATTTTTCGCCGTCACTAATTAAAAGCCAAGCGCCCGCCTTCTATTCGATCACGCCATCGAACAGCAACAAGGATTACAACGCTCGGCTGGCCGACAAGGCCCAGGCCGTTACTGCGGGAGGCAACCGTCCTAGCGCACGGGGCGGGGATCTTGTTACCTCAACCCTCGTGAGCAACGGAGATGCTCATTCGGGGGGTCGCGATGAGCATGGGTTGGTGCCGGTCGAGGCCGTGGCGTTTGAACCCGGCAGCATCGCCCGCCGCGCAGGGCCGCGAGGCGAACAATCCATTGTTAGCACTCTCCGCAAGGATATGGGTGATAATCTACCTGCCGTTCGGCAAGGCTCCGCTGTCCGTCGTCTGACGCCCCGCGAGTGCGAACGCCTTCAAGGCTTCCCCGACGATTACACGCTGATCCCGTACCGGGGCAAACCCGCCGCCGATGGCCCCCGATACAAGGCTTTGGGCAATTCGATGGCTGTACCCTGTATGTTTTGGATTGGCGAGCGAATCGCCGAGGTCGATAAAATAATTCCCCCCCCCTTATTAAATAACCCGTTGACAAGCAGACTTGATACGAACTAGGGTTTCGATATTGACCAACCAACACGAAACACGAAGGAGAACCAGATGACCAAGACAACGGCAGTACTAATCGAAGCAGGGCATGTAGTCGCTCAGACAGTAACGGCGGCGAAATCCGGTGAAGTCGTCAGCTACGGCTGGCAGCAAAGCGGCGGTACGCTGGTGCAAGTTGGGATGGTTAAAATCAGCCGAGCGCGCCGCTATCTCGACAACCGCGAATTGATGCTGTCGCTCGAAAATCGTGTCGCGCTCGTCAATCGCGGCGGCGGCGATCTGATCTGATCAAACGAATGGGGAGTGACGAACATGGAAACGACATACACGATTTTTGACGGCGCCCTCGACGCTTCAAACAAGGGGGCATCGAAATGACCGCCACCTTCACCCGCCCCCGCCTCACCCGCTCCGAGTTTCACGATCTCCAATGCCGCGACCGCCTCACGCCCGCCGAGCGCGTCTTGCTCGCCCGCGCCGAGATCGTTGACGACGCGCCGGCCCTGGTAGACGAGAACGCCGCTTCGCTTGCGACGTTGGCCGGGTTCCTCGGCGCGATCGGGGGTGCCCAATGACCCCCTCGCCCTCCTTTTACTCGCTGACGGTCGCCGCCTTGTATATGGCCCTCCGGGCGCCCCAGGATCGCCTCGC